CTATTCCTAATTCTAATAAACTTTCTAATCTTGATTTACCAAAATTACCTATTTCCCTTACTTGAACATCATGGGGAAATACATGAGTAGAATATTCATAATCTTTTTCATTTAGAACATCTGAATAATGATCCAAACCATAACCACTATTTTCATAGTAATCTATTAATCTTATTTCACCTTTGTACTTTTGCACAAACCAAATAGCTGTTGAATCGTTAAGACCCAAATCCCACCAGGTTTCTACTTCTAGGTTATCATCGTAAGGCACATCGGTAATTCTACCATCTTTTGCTAGACCCTCTATGATAGCACCATAATAAGAACCAGTAATCGCAGCATTGAAACTTACTTCGAATTCTTGGTTATACAAATCTTTAGACATTACAGCTTTAGCTGCATCTAATTCATCTTGGTCTAAAATTTTTGTATCGCTTGCTTTAAATTTACAAGCATACCAATCTTTGTTTTCTTTTGCTTGTTCGTATAATTCAAAAAAATAATTTCTGCCTTTTGGTGTTCCTATAAACACACACCATCCTTTTCGGTCTGCCAAAGCTGGTCTTATGACTTCTGGAAATATGGTAGGCTTAATACTTTGGGTTTCATCAAACACACATCCATCTAAGAAAATTCCTCTCAAAGATTGATCGTTCTCAGCCCCTAATATTGTTATCCTTGCACCATTTGGTAAATCGCACCTAAGCTCACTTTCGTTGAATTTAGTGCCAGGTATTTTACCAGCGTATGTTTTTATGTAATCCCAAGCGGTGGCCTTTCCCTGTTTGAATGTGGGCGATAGAAACGCATATCTGGGGTTAGGCAAGGGATTTGTTAAAGCTGCTTTCAGCATATGATTTATGGTCATTACTGTTTTGCCGGCTCTACGATGTAGCACTAAAACACTAAATCGGTGCTTATCAATTTTCTTGTGCAAAAAATTTTGTAATTCTCTTGGTTTGTATGGAATGACTATGTTTGCCATTTTAAAACAAAACCCCCCTTAGTGTACTGTGACACCTCTAGGTACATTTAATAATTGTTCTATTCCAAGATCATCCATAATGTGATGTGAGAAATATCTGCACTCAGTTAAATCATTGAAACCGCCAAAGTGTACTACAACGCTATTGGTAGACTCCATAATGTAGATAACTGCTGAATATCCTTGTTTGCCATCTTCGTAGTCGAACATATTAAAAACCCTTGTTTATTTGTGTGTAACATCCCTAATTTTTTTTTTAGTTACCGATATAGCTTTGGGGTATGGCTTCGTTCAAAACCCCCCAAAATCTAGGTTTAGAACTAAAAACTGATTAGTAATCAATTGGTTTAGTCTATTAACCTTGATAAATAATAATTTTATTATGCCGGTATAGTTTTGGTATAGCTTAGCTCTAATATTTTCTGTAGTTTAGAATAATTCTAGAACAAAATGTGAACATTTAAACCTTAGCTATAAGGTTCGGTGTGCTAGTTTTATCTGCAACTCACATAATATTAAACTATTACCAGTAAAATCAATAACTTCTACTTATCCCACTTAACAATTAATGGAGTATTTTTATCAAAATTTAATGTAGTTGCATCCCTTTTAGCATAGTATTTGGGTGCAATTCGTTCAGATTTCCACTTACTTAGATCAACAAATGACTTAATTAAATGTGTTTGTCCTAAATCTGTCTTTTCTTTAAACTTACTGTTCTCAATACTTTCGTTAAGTAAATCTTGTGCATCAGATAATAAATATTCAATACCATCTGTTTTAGCATCTTCGTATTGCTGTCTAAGCTCAGGATCTTTTCTCATCCATGATCTAAAGGTTTCCCAACATGGTCTATCTTTAGCTTTATTTATTGGTGTAAGACAGCTTCTGATACTTTTGCCTACAGCAAGCTCAGATAGTATTTCTTTGATCAAAGTCTTGTTGTATTTAGTTTTATTGGCCATTTTATTAATCTATTTCTGGTTGTAATACTGTTAGCGATAGTGTTTAATAGTGTTATCAACTGATTCTAACGAATCAAAGGAGAGAAATATGTTTAATAAAAATAAAATACTAACTACTCCAATTGTTATGTTTAGAGTTCCTATTCTTAAATACTACAAGAACAAGGATAAGTTCAAATCAGCATTAAACAATAGGAAAGAGTTAAAAAAGCTTAAATTAAAAGACTTTAAGCCTATCGAACATTAATAATCATAGTGGGGTGTAACCTAAGAGAGAGAGAAAGAAAGAAAGGAATAACCACCCCACAATATGATTCAAACTAAAAAAAAAGGTTTTATAAAAAACACTTATTTCAAGTATAATTTTTTTTTCTTACTTATTTGATAACTTGTCAAATACTTTACAAATATTTTGTTAAGTTCTTATTAGCTTGTACACAAGCATCAACCAATGCTCTGTGATATTGGTATCTAATCTTTTCATGGCTATCACCAATATAAAATCTTTTAAGCTGCCTAAAGGATCTGTAAGGAAAATGTCTTAGATACATCAGTTCTCTGTGATCCTTTTTAATATCAATCAACAAGAGAAGTACGAATTCATAGATTGATAATTGTTTTGATGTTGGAACTATCTTGAGTCTAGCAGTAGAGGTTGCCGAATCCTTGTAGGTATTTTTATCTGGTGCTACATCTAACATTTGAAAGTTAGTAGTACATACTGGTTTCTTTACTCCAGGTGATATTCTATCTACAAATGCTGCAATACTTAAAAATCTATCTAATTCATCTGTAGTTAATCTAGCTGTAATCATTGTTTGTAAATATCCTCTATGTATTGGTTGAATCTATCTTTACTGAGTGATTTTTGTTTATTTTTTATTTCTTTATTAAGATCATGTTGTTTTCTGTTCTTAATTCTAGATTCTTTAGCTTTAGAATAAAAATAATTAGTATTTTTAACTATTTTATTTAATTGTTTCTGAATTATCTTAGGATCTACATACTTAGTCATTACTAACCCTATAGATATGAGTATATAGTTCTATATTAAGATATGTTTTTGATACACCCAAATGAAGTTTTTGATACACCCAACTATTTCCTGTTATTAACTATGTGAATAACTTTTGGATTATTCATGGCATAGTTCTTTTGTTGTTTATTCTTAGCTAAAGTAATTTTTCTTCGCTTATTTAGATTGTGTTGTATATAATCTTGCATTAATTTTTTCTCAAAAACATAATGGTTTGTGCCATTGTTAATTTGTTTTCTAGCAAGCATCCCAAACAACTGTAGTCGGTCAAGGCACTTAGTAAGTGTTCTCCTGGTTTTAATACCAGTTCTTAACATCAGGTATTTGTGCGATATTCGGCAACCATTGGGTGCAAACTCAAAGGATTTGCAAATGACATAGATTAGCTTCTCATGGCTATTTAAGTTTCTGTTGTTAATTAGCTCTTTGTCAAATTTTTCAAAATATTTCATACTTCGTTACCCCAACAATCCCATCCATCAACTTTCTGTCTGGCAAAGAGTTCAATTCTAGGTAAATCACCACAAAGCTGTACGATTCTATCCCTTACACAATCAGGCTTACTGCTGTGTTCTCTAATTTTATCAAGCACTACCTGGTGGACAGATGATGATATTCTTTTTGGCTTACCTTTTGTGGCCAGCAAACAAATCTCATTATTGGATCTGGTGTAATAGCCTAAACCCCAAAATAGACTGTCAGATTTTTTGTTTTTTTTGATCCAACTAAAAGCACAAGTCTTGTACTTAAAATTCCAGGATTTGATTGTATCTAAACCCTCTTGTAATAGCGGATAAGTAACCCAAATAAATAAAATACAATCTTTATCTGCAATATCATCTACAGGCATATTTTTTATATCTTCAATTGTCATTAAATCGTATTTAGGTGATTTCTCATCACCCTTGCTTGACCATGTTTTAAAAGTCCAAGCTGGATCTGCATAAATAATATTGTATTTTTTATTTGGCAGCTTAATCATCCTCACCACCTTTACCTATTTCCTCTAATGGTATTTGTAATATTTCAGATGAATAATGATCTGGGCAATAATGCTTATTGTTTTCTGTAAGCACAGCTGGTGTGTCACAATCTTTCATGCAACACTTCTTTGCCGGATCACCATACATATCTAGTTCCATGCCCCATCTTTTAAAAATTTAATTGGCGTTAATTTTTCTAATCCTAATGAGTGAACTTTTGGTCGGTCAGAAATACCAAAGTCAGTTAAAAATCTGTCAGTACCTAAAACATGGGTACTATTAACAAAGCCATGAATTTCAAAAATAGGTGCTTTATCAATAACTAAAATGTAAATTTCGTTTGGCTTACTGCCTTTTGGTCTAATAATTAAACTATTATGTTTTTTAGGTAACTGCGATCTGACTTGTAAATGAATGTCATGAAATATTATGTCAGGATTAGAGCCATGATTTACATGAAAATTAAAAGCTGTGTCCAGGTAACGACAAACCGCTAATTCTGCACAAGCACCACTAATTGATTTTGCTATTTGATCATTAACTGTGCCTTTATAGTTATGACCCCAATCTTGTTTAAGCCTTAAAGACTCAAATACTCTTAGCAACCCAGTTTGTGAAGCTGCCATAATATCGTATAAATCTAATTTTACCTCAATCATATAAGTAGTTTGTTTCCTTTTTTTACATTTTCTAAAGCAGTTAAATATTGAAGATTGTTTTCAACATGAAAACCTGACACAATTGGATTATTTAAAGGTATGATGTGATCTACATGATAGCCTTTTGGACAATTTTTATAAATTAATTTAATTTTTTCTAAGTTTGCCCATTTAGGTATAGCTCTTAATTTTAAAGCTCTCCTTTTATTAATTCTTGCTCTCATTTTTGCCTGAGCTTCTGGTCTTTTGAAATACTCTTTTCTATAATTAGCAAATTTTTCTTTGCCACCTCTTTTGTAATAATATTTTTTAAAATATCTTAATCTTGATGCTTTTCCTTTTTCAGTTAAACGATAGTTGTTGTCCCAAACTTTTCTTG